AGATCTAAGTCTCTCATATAGTCTTGAACAACTATATCATTAAAAGAATGCCTAAAATGTTTCGATATACTACCATTTACATCATCACCGAATGTGATAAGGTAAACGTGATTATCAAAACTTGGCAACGAAGACAAATCATTATGGTTTGATTTGACCCAACAATACCTAAAGGCCATCAGATTATATATAGAATTAACTAAAACTGTAAGTGGATGTCCACTAGGTAAAGAATTAGCCCATTCATAAACATGATTTTTATGGATATGTCTAGATTGAACTAACTCAACCCACAACATATACCGTATGGTCTTATTCTCATCAGAATCATCGTACCATTCATTAATTCTGTCTAAAATATGCCAATACAGATGTTGTTTACCAGCGCAATCAAAACCAGAAAAGTCTCCAGCCAGGAAACCTTCCTCTTGCGGGCGTGAATGTTTAAGTAAACTCATAGTAAGTGAATGCCATTCTTTATAAGGATTTATCCCAACGGCAATACCATTATCAATATTGTTTTTAATGGTCCATAAAGAAAACATTCCAAAATATTTCCGAACTAACAACAGGTAGTCCAATGGACAACCTGAAAATAATCTGGTTTTCTTTAAAAGAACTTTCTCTATGGGTCGTTTCTCATCTTTAAGATTGTCAGTATAAATAACAAGACATCTTTCTCTACTTTTAAGAGTATCTTCCATAATCTTGCATCTCTCTATGAGATGTTGACCATGAATAGGCAAAGGGTCTTGAGAATTACCTAACCATTTAAGTTTACCAGTAAAACCTTCTTTCTCAAAAATGAAAGGATAACCAGGGCTAGTGGATCTATCCACTGGCCCAAAATTAGGTTCGTCCTTTATACCATTTATAGTTTCTTCCCAAGTCAGTAACCTTTTAATTGCATCATACTTAACGGAGCGGGTGACAATGTAATTAAAGGTAGCCTTGGAAATAGCTAAGAAGAGAGTATCATCTATATGAATTGGTGGTCTACAATATTTCGATATTGCGAGACGATAAGCTTCACGAGACAAATTGGTAGGGGAAAGATTAAGCATAGGCCATTGACCATGCAATGTACTAGGAACAATTTGAGTTTTATTGGGATAATTCATAGATTTATCTATATCAACATCACAAAGTTGCGAAAATATGGAAGGTAAATCCTTATCAGGCACACATGCTTGAAATTCAATAGTTTTATCGATACATAAATCGCCGATATGTTCACAGATTTCATCAATATCTTCCAGACACAATCTCGCTGAGTAACCGTTTCGCATTAAACTCTTTCCAGCTACATGTATACCATAAAACTTTTTCCTACAACTAGCATCAACTTTAAAGAGTAACGATCCACAATCTCCAGACTCTGTACCAGCCCTATAATGAAAAGGGGTCTCTAGAGTAAACGAATCATTACCTTCAATGGTGTCATAATTAATTTGTATATCATCACATCCCATGACATGTGTTATTCTACTAGTGAGTCCCATTACAGAAAAACCTCTCAAAACACCAGTAAAATTAGTTGCTTCAAAACTTTCTTTACGAGTAGGCAAATAATGAGTTATATCTCGGTGTAATTGAACTTGAGTCTTATCAAACAGAATACAAACTAGATCCCTAGCTTCCATATATTCATTACAGAATAACATATCACTACGAAGGATTTTAGCAAAAGTAAATTTTCTGTAAAATCGAAATCCATCACGTGTATTTTTGTGTAAGATAACTGCGGACTCGAGATCAACTTCTGTAGACTCATCCTCAACGTAAGCAGTAAGTATATTGACAAAATGCCTAGGTATTATGGCCAATCTATCTCTCAAAAACGTTAAGGTTCCCAAGAGATTGGTATTATCAATAGTTAAATTGGTTGGAACTTCCTCACATTTGTGAGGAATCCATGATATCCTATAACTATTGTTAGATAAAACACTAGACATAACTTCATCTCCATTTTTATCTTCTCCTGCTTGAGGATTAGCTTTTTCTAATCTTGTTAGATTTGTGACCTTAGCAGCATTAGACTTCTTCTTGAGCTTATATTGTGGTTTAATTTCCATATCGACCTTTTTAAACATACATTCCCAATCATCAAGGTTTAACGCCCGATCGGTATTATATTTAAGAGTCTTTAAAGAATAACCACATTTATCATGATCAGAAAATTTGAAAAACTTATTAACTATCCATCCACCAGAATCGTCTTTCTCCATGTAATTATCTTGCATGTGAGAACGACATGCTTCCATATCACAAGGAATACAATTAGCATTTTGACTCACTAGTTGTTTGACACCAAAACCTCCCAAAACCAATATACCACTAATTAAGGAATAGAAACCTGCATAAGATTGCATATGTTTGATTCCATTTCCAAAAACTTCGGATAACATATCTGTCTTTGATAGGGAAAAATCCCTAAACTTTGTTTTAATGTATATCCATGTGGGAGAAGGTTGTGGAAAGTCATAACTGTGTATAAATGTATGGAAAGCTAGAAAATACTTCTCAACTTGATCACTAGGACAATAAAAAGAGTGTAAAAATTTTCTCTTGAATCTTTGCAACATTATAGAAAACAAAGATGAGACATGAATAATGCCTCCCTTGGAAAAACGATAGAATGTGGCTAAGCTAAGCATAACATCCTGGTATCTCTCATGATCACGATTTTTAACCACTTCCTCTGTTTTTGTTACTACTTCAGGAATATCAGTTGTATACTTAATTTCCCCATAGTCTTCAGCACCTGGAGCAATCTGATCCAACTCATCTAAGTATTTCATATCAATGTCAACTTCTGGATAATTGTCGTGGAGAGAATCTAAAAGTTTAGTACGATCAGCAGTTGGTTCATTATGTTCACGATAAATTGACCCAATGTTATGCAACATTCCAATTTTAGATTGGAAATTTTCAACATGTTTATGCCTAACGGCAATAACACGCTGAACAACCTCATCAAAAGTCAATGTCTCACCGAAGCGCTGTTCAGGTGTTGAACTGGGTTCCCATACTTTAAATGTTACAGCATTAGTAGGAATTATAGTACGGCCATGAGCATCAATTGGCAATTTAGAAATATCCAATTTCCTAGTAATAATACCATGATCATTCTCAATAATACTATACTCATCTGTTAATTCTACCCAAACACTAGTATGCATCCTACGAATAAGAGCATCACTAGAGTATATACTATTGGGAGAAAAATGATTCTGATTTGTGGTAGCAATAATGTAATGACTATTGAAATACGTTCTACCTTTATTTTCGAGTTCAGCAACATGTAAATTATAAGGAATTTCATTAATAGCTCTTATAGCTTTCATATATTCATTATCTGGATTTCCAGCAACATCTCGAGTCTGACCAAAGTCGTCAGCTACGCAAAATTTATGCTTTGGAGTATATCCATCCCAATAACCATTTTCAGGCGTCATATTGTGTACAATAGCACCTTTGTTAGTTTTGAATAATTCTAATTCATCACTATCAAGGACAGCATTACCAATAGCCGCTAGGAAATAATCGATAAATTGAGATTTAAATTGTCCAGGATTACCTCCCATTAACAAAACGGAAGGTTCTGGTCTACAACCATTAGCATCTATTCCTGCGTTTCCAAGTCTTTCTGATAATTTGGTCAAATAGGATATTTCAAAATTTAAAGTAGATAATTTCCCAGGACTTAAATTCGACATAGTCGCTTTAAGACCTTTCATCTGCTTTAATAATTCTGTAACTTTAAGTTGATTCTCACTCGAAAATGCAAAAGTATTGGCTATACACTGATTATGTATGTCATCAGTCAGTTTAGCAAGTTTCAGAACTTCATCATTATTCTCGAACATGTATCTGTAACAACTGGGTACATAATCAACAAGTTTGGACCATGATAAAAATCCCACAAAGATGTCTGAAATCCATGTAAAAATAGATGTTATACCAACCGTAAATCTTGGAAATGTAGAAACGTAGTAAACAAAATCTTTAACAAAACCTTTAGGAGTTCTAAAGATATTTGAAAAACCAAGAGCTAAGAAATTACAAATTCGATTGTATGTTTGTTCTGCACACAACAGACTCTCACTTGATGAACCACCTTGTGGTTTAGTGAGTTCTGCTCCGGCTTGCTTAATCCAATCAATACAATGAACTATGAGCTTTGTAAAATCTTGCTTATGGACACCAATATATAAAACAACAGCCAAACCAAAAACTTTAATTTTACCTGACGTAGCCCCAACTACAAGATGGGCTGTGGAGCTAAGCAGGAATATGGTTGAAGCCATATCTAAGAAACTAGTATTCATAATAGAATTCTCTGGTATCCCCATTAATTTCTGGAATGAAAATGCACTAGCATTAGTAGTTTCATCGTCTATATTATTGGATATAGTTTTAACAAATTTATTAAGAACACGAGCTGAGTCCTTAATTTCAGGAAGGCTACTCTCCATTTCTTTACACAAATTGGATATAGGTCCTATATCTGGAAAATCACTGCTAAAACCAAATAATGATTGAGGATTAACCTCATTCATATTAGTTATCTCTTTTAACAGATTTAATTTGTCCATGTTATTATTATTTATAACGGATTCTCGTATGGCTTTTTCGCATGGATTAAATGTAAAGGTATGTTTAAAGTAAATTTTTCCTTTGACATTATAAACTCTAGATATAAAACTAGAGACTCTCCAAGGCGAATTAGCCATCGAATTTGGAATAGTGATGGTGGTAATTCCAATGGGTTTAGTCAATCGTATGTCTTTATCATTATCATAATTGATATAAACAATTGTTCTACTACCCAAAGGATTTTGGTGAATTTTCTTAGTATATTCCACTCCCTTAGTGGAAAATCCTAAGTCGATGTGTAACTGTTTTAAAGACTCATGTAAAATATCCATGATAACTCTAAATTCAGTTAACTTTGTGAAAGATGAAATTGATTTAATGTCAAGAATATAAGTGCGATTGTTAGGTTCAACACAACCAACAATAGCCTTAGATCTTGCTTTAGTAGATTTCACGTTAGATTCATTCAAAATAATTTCACTAAGAGTTGGCCCAGTAAAAAGGGGAACTGTTTTTGTAATATTTGAACTCATATGCGCTTTTATCGATATGTATTTAATTATTGTAACCACTTAAGAAAAATTTTTGGGGGTGTACCGTCTCTAGCCTGAGCTTACGGACATGTGCGCGCTTACACGCAAGTAGTGTTCTCCCACACCGTCGAGGTCTGCACATTGAAGTGCTCGACACGCTGATAACCAAGAAAACAATAGGATTATTAATGCTTATCAGATGGAGGTATTATATAGGATACCAAAACTGTCGGTTTATTGCCATACGAAAAAGGACAATATTAATCTATGTATTTCGGAAAGGTACTGAATTATGGCATTAAATAAGAGCTTGAGTACTAGATCTAGCCTCGGCACACTAATAAGACAAGATTATTTAAATTTATAACTATTCCACAAAATCGAGTGACACAAAGCATTAATATTGATACTTAATCAGAAAAACAGACATAAAATAGTCTTTCCCAGTGTCGATTCTTAGTCACGGATCATTTTAACTGATCATTTTTAGGGTTTTTATATTTTATACTTTTTAAAGGATTTTATTGTAATTTTATTTGAATTTAATAAGAAAATGAGCTTAAAAACTCATAAGAAGAAAAAGGAAAAATATAATGTAAAGTAAATTCCAATCTAAATCAACTCAATTATTAAATAATTATAATTGAGGGAAATACTAACAATCATACATAATTACATTCATTGTAATATATGTGCGAAAGTCACTATTGCCAAAATCTCTTAGATCAGGATTATTGTGTGCGATTAATTGCCTTGCAATAACCACGAAATGATAATTGAGGCAATTCCGTTTAGAACAGAAGCAAAATCCCCTTACATTAGGG